TCTGCCATTTTGCTTCCTATGTTATGTTTACTGCTATATCGCCACCTGTAATCACTGAGATAGTGCCTAAGCTTGTGGTAGCTTCATAACCTGCAGTATTTGAGTTATCTGTTAAATCTATCCAACTATTGCCGCTATATACCTGTAATACGTTTAGCGTTGTATTCCATATTACATCACCTTGTAAAAAATTCAATTCAGCTACTTCTGTAGCGTTAAATCTAGGTGTTCTGTTTGGGTCAAACTGACCTAAATTAATTTCTAAAACCCTTACAAGCCTATTAAAAACCTCAGGGCTTACCTCTTGCATTGCTAAAGGCAGCCTACTTGGTAAAAGCTTAGCCATTATCTTCTACCGTCAGGGTTTATATCTAACCTTGTATATCCAAGTCTCCATTTGTAACCTGTTCTGTTATCAACAGCAGCATCATCATCACTCTGCAATCTTAGTACGGCTTGTCTGCCTCTTGCTCTTACATGTACTTGGTCTGTGTTATTTGATATATCTGTAGTTGCCCTAGTTGTTAATGAGTCGCTCGGTGCATTTCTTGTTTTAAGCAACATGTTTATTTGTGGCACCCCGGACTCAACATTAGTGCCGTAAAACTTAACATCAGGTATCATTCTTCTTACAAAAGTAAAGCTGTTACCCTCTTGTAAATCAAAGTCTGAACTTTCAATAAAGACACCATCCATAGGTGAGTCGTCAGCATCATCACCGTCTTCTTGGTTATATATGTAATTGTTTGCTGTAGCTAATGGCTTACCAAATACGTTTTGGTCAATCCAAGCCGTTCTTACTAGCTGACCAATAGACCATACACCCTCTAAGTAATTGTAGATGACATACCTTGATATTTCTTCTGTGCCATCGCTTTCAGCCGGGTAGAACCACCAGACTTCGTTGTATTCTTTGTTTAATACCGCAAACACCTTAAAGGCTTGCCCTAGGTCTAAATCTTCTTGTACATAGCTTAAGACGCTACAGGGCAGTTTTTGTACTGAACCTGTATAAGAGTAAAAACCATCGTCACCCATCCAAAATACGCCATTAGGTGCGTTGATAGCCGCATTAGGTCCAATCATACCTGTGCCTTCATTAATCAAATTAACTGCAAATGTAAGCGGTGGCCCAACAAACTGCATACTATACATAGATGTGTCAGTCCAAATAATTATTTCTTGTCTTGCTCTTAAACCACCTCGTATCTCACTACCTGCAGATAATCTAACAGAACCTGCTGTGTTTGTAGTTTGTGGTTCCCATTCAGTAATAGTTTCTTGGTCTGAAAAAGCAACAAGCATTGGGTCAGAACTGCCTGACCTAGCACCACCTACTATTGGGTCAGCACCTAATACGATAACGTGCCTATCAATATCACTCACTATGGTTTGTAATCCTACGGTTGGTGCTAAGTTAGCACCTGATAAAGATGTAATGTTTACAGCTCTTGTAGTCGTACCGTTCGATTCATCCCAATAAAATATACTACCACCCCTAGGGTGCAGTATTAAATCTTCACCAAAGTTGTCAGATGACCATAGTCTTAATTGGTTTGTAAATGAAATGCTTGTAGATGCACCGTAAGCACCTTGACCCCAATTACCAGAGCCAAAACCTGTTGATTGTACAAAGAAATCTAAGCCAATATTAAGTTGATAAGCTGCATCTGTAGCACTACCACCGTTACCTGTATCGCTACTATTAGCAGTAGCAGTAGCTGTAAAGGTATAAGTATTAGCAGTTGGCACTGAAACAATCTCATATTCTTGGTTTAATACTGCCGCTGTTATATTCCCACCTAGCGATACTGCTGAACTAAAAGTAACAAAGTCACCTATTACAGCACCATGAGCTGAGTCAGTTGCTGTTATGGTTGCAGAGCCATTAGTTGCTGCAAAGGTTACGCTATTAGTGGTGTTTTTTCTGATAGGCGTAATATCATTGATACCGTTGCCTTCTACTATGTATGCTTTTTTATGAGTGCCAACAAAAAGATATTTGTTTCCTTCTAAAGATATCCATGGAAATAAATTACGAGCTGTGCCAACAAAAGTAGATGAAATGAACTTTGTCCATCCACCTATTTTTTCTACAAAACCTTTACGAAATCTAACAAGAGAACCGTCAAACCAACCTCCAGCATTGGTGTAGCTTGTTCCCTCTCTATCTATTCCTGCTTTAAATTGAAACTTTGCAAACGGCATGTTTCATCTTCTAAGCTATTCTAATTATAGCTGTTGAAGCCGCTTTTGCTGGAAATACTATTGTAAAGTCACCTGCTGTGGATGTTTTGTCTCCACCAAAGTCAATTGTTGCTACAGATTTATTAGAATCACTTGAGTTATATATCATACAACCCCTAGCTGTAATTGTAGCTGTACTAAAAGTTAAGTCACTAAAATCAGTTACAGCAGTTGTACCTGTAGAAGACGGAGTTACGTTAGTAAGGTTTGAACCGCCTGAGGTATAGTTTGTGCCACTAGCTTGACCTGTAGTGGTAAAAGCTGTTGTTGTAGCACCTAGGGTAGCTGAACTTGTATACAAAGCTAACTTAAAGGTGTCTCCACTAGAATTAGTAAAGTTGTGTGTTCCTGTCAAAAGCTCTACTTTAAAGCTTGTTGTAAGAGTAGATGTTATTGCCATATTAAATACCTTTTATTATTTTTGCTAAATCCTCACTACCTCCTGCAGACAAATCCTGAATTAAGGTAGCTTTATAAGATTTTATAGCATTTTTAATATATATCAAACATACTTCGTAAATTAAATCTCTATAGGCTCTAGCCTGTGCTTTTACATGTTCTGGCTTATCATCCGATACACCCACTATTTTATCCGTTAATTGTTCTGCCCAAAACTCAGGCGGATGACCGCCAAACTTAGTAGTAGCAACCTCAACCATGCCAAGTTCAGGCACTCCGTCAGGTGTTATTTTTATTACCATTTTTCAGGCTCCGGTGGTTGCAAATGACTATCATACCTGTCTGCCATTTGTGGCAGTATTTGTTTTTTCTGTACTTTGAGTTCACTCATTTTTTTTACTTCCATGCCGTCTTTACCTGCTACAGGTATGTATGGGTCTGCAAGCCTGTGGTAGCCATATAATCTTTGTTGTCCCGGTATATTAGTATCTAGCAAAGAACTACTTGATGCTACTTCTACCTGTATGCCCTTTTCCATGCATTTTACTAGCCAAAACTCTACACAAGCCCTGCCTGCTTCTGCAAAATATAAATTGTTTTTATATGTAAAATCTATACCAAATAATTTTATGTTTGATACATCGTTCCAATACGCAAAGGCTACAGCATAAGCCACAGTATTGTTTAAATAATGACAATTGGTTGCTTTTACTATTTCTTCTATTGGATATTCAACAAGGTTTTTACATCTTGCATCGTTCTCACAAGTATATATTGGCTTGTTATGATTTGTCAGCAGCTCTTTCATACAATCGGTTTGACCACCTGCATCTTGTGTATCTAAAAACCTACTTGGTGGGTCCATCATAAATACTCTGTCGTGGAATATTACAGAAGCTACTGCGTTTATAGCCCACACCTCATCAAAATGTACGCTATGCGATTTAGCCATATTATAGTCAAACCAGCTTTTACCTAGTCCAACAATAGCAACGGTTTTACCGTTAAGTTTTTTTATTGGTTTCATTTTCTCTCTCTCTATTTGAAACTTATGTTACGTTTGTTCTTAGTGAATCATACCTCATCTCATCCCTAGTATCTCGTCCTTCTCCTAGGTTCTTAAGTCGTAATAACCCTTCTTTAAATCTAGCTTCGTATAAGCCAATATCTGCTGGGTCTAGTTTTAAAAATATTGCACCTTCTAATAAACAACCGTATAACAGGGTGTCAGGTGCTTCTGTTGATAAATATGTTGTACCTGAGTCACCACCTGCAGTTAAAGATACAGGTTTAGCCAAGTAATGCAGTTCCATAGAATAGTTTGCGTCAGGAACAGGAGCTATCTCAAATGTTGTTTGGTCAAATATAGCGTAATACCTTGGTTTGCCTCTAGTTGTTGTATCAGAAACAAACTCTTTAATAAAAGAATTATGCTTTAAATCTAAGTAATCATAGTTATTAGAACTTATAACAGCCAAAGAAAAAGGTGCTAGAAAGTCCGATGGTGTGCTTAAAAATCTATTATCTTGCGAAACATTACCAGATACATTCTTTCTTTGGTCAGGTATTTGTACTGCTTTGAGTATTCTTTCTTCTGCTTGTTCAATAAAAGTATTTAGATTATTAACGAATGTTGTTTCATCTGTTTCTAAATAATCTTGTATCGCAGTTTTTAATGTAGCTAATGTAAAACTCATGATGTTGTTATTGTAACTGTACCTAAAGCACTTGTCATGCTGTCAGGTATTGTTAGCTTAGTACCTATAATACCTAAGTCATAATTAGTATATACAATGAAACTCGTTGGCGAAACACTTATATCAGGTCTTGGCTCTCTTACTGCTTGTGGGTCTGCTACGTTAGTAACAGGTTCTAGCTGTGGATGTTTGGTTTCATAGCACTCAGGACAGGTTTTTAAACCGTTCCATTCTTTTCGGAGTTCTCTTAAGCCGTATCTAAAACCACACCTATCGCAAATACCATAAGCGTTTTTGTTAGAAGCAAAAGCCATTATGCAATATTGTAATTTGAAATATCAGGCGTGATTCTTAATGATGCCCTATCTTCATCAGCATCTAAAGCTCTTTGGAACTCTTCTTCGTATATTTGTTTTAGTAAGCCTGTTCTTTCAGGGTTTTTCTTTATTGATATGTAGTATGCTAGACCTGCAGCCAAACAAGGATAAAACCTAAACGGCATTTGCAAAGTGTTTGTTGCTGCATCTACGTCATCCATTCTTGTCAATACGTTTAAATGTATTGTGTATTTGCTTGTTTCATCAGGTGTAGGGTATACGCTGATTGTTGGTGATATTTGTTTATCTACAAAAAATTGTAGTGGCTGTCCTTGTGTAGATTTATTCGGTATAGCAGAGTATTCGCTTCTTGAAAGCCTTGTCATTTGTATGTCTGAGTTTTCAGAGTTTACAGTTTGTCTAACAAAAGCATCTAGCACATCAATAGCTGCTGTGCTTACAGAAGAATCTACATTATAAGATGTTGTGCCTTCTACCATAGCAATAGTCTTTTCTTGTATGGTCCATTGGTTTAAGCCACGGTTTGCCCACTCAGCAAGTAATAAGTTAAGACTTCTCCTTGCAGTTCTTAAGTCATAAGCCGTTCTAAGCTCTAAGCCACATCTTTCAAATGCTTCTTCAATGTAATCAGCTACATCTAATTCAAAGTCTTTTGAGCCTGAAACTGCCATAATTTACTTCTTAAGCTTACCGCCTCTACCAAGCTTTTTAACGCCTGATTTAGCTACTCCACCTATTTTTTTCTTCATTACGCCTGATTTAGCTGAAGCACCGCCTCTGCCAAACTTTTTCACGCCTGCTTTTGGCATACCGCCCATACCAAACTTGACAACGCCTGACTTCATAGTGGCATCGCCACCGCCTGCCATTTTAACAACACTGCTGTCTCTCATGGATTTGGCTATTTCAGCCTTGTCTTTTTTGGATAGACTGCCTACTAATTTTTTTAATCCTTTTAATTTAGCCATTATCTGCTCCTTCTATTTAAAATGTTCTGGTAATCATCACGATTCCAATTCTTATAATAACCTATTTTTTCTAATCTTTCAGATGCTTTATTTAATTCATCTAATTTTTGCATAAAAACCATATTATAGCTATCTGCAAAATGTGGTTCAAAGTCCTCTTGTGGTACTACCGTCTTTTCTTCATGGTCTTGATGAAAACCCATAACCCATAAGTTATTGGGGTTTAAAAAGTTGTTAAGCAAAGATATTCTGCTGTCAAAGTTTGATGCATCAATATCCATGTTTAAGTCACAATATATGACCACATCTTTGTCTGTGGGAAAGCTTTGACTTATTTCTACAAAGTCAGACCAATATTCACACTTAGACAGTACAACACCAAC